CTTATTCAGATTGAATAGACATCCTACAGAGCGAGGCTTCCAGTCATCACGTCGTATTTATCGCGCTCGTCCGCACGTTTTTGGACGTAGTACGCACGAACGATTGCGGCGAGAATCGGTAAATCGGAAATCGGTTCGGGGCTGCTCAGTTTGTCACCGTCGGGAAATTTCTTGCCGAAAGACGAAAATTCAATCATGTCCCGGTAGTTCAGTCCGACTTCTCCCTCCGCCTTCAAAGGGATTTTCTTGAGTACGTCGAAAATCCCTTTTCGCTTCCAGACGTAGTGCGCGTAGTCATAAATCTTTTCCATGACGCGCTGCGCCATACGCGCCACGTCGATTACCTCGTCCAACGTGCAGTCGAACACAATCGAGTCGTGTACGGTGAGAATCGGACGGGAGAGGAACGTACTTTCCGCGTCCCGTAGCATCTCGTTGAGGATGGTGAGCGAGGTGAGCGTCGTGTCGCTGGCGAAGGACTGGATGATTGCGTTCGGTCCTTGCCTGTGCGCCCTGTTTTTCAACGCTTCGTTTTCAGAAAATGCCTCGTTCAGCCGACGCCGCCTCCCCACCGGAGACGTTACGTAACCGTTTTCGTCGAGGTCGTGGATGACTCGATCAATCCATCGCTTCCCGCCCTTGTAGAGCCGGAACAGACGGTCGATGAATCGTTGGGCTTCGTTTTCGGAAATGTAGATGGGCGGGTCCTCGCTGGACAGCGTGTTGCAGATGCCGGATGGACCGCTTCCGTAGATCGTGCCGAACATGACGCGCTTGGCGATGGTACGCATCATGGAGGCTTTCTTCGGGTCGTTCTTCTTCAACTTCGCGTACTTCTCGGGCGTGGTGTTGAACAGCGCGCACGTCGTTTTCAGGTGCAGGTCCTCGTTGTTGAGGTAGGCGCGCATGAGGTTCTTGTCACCGGAGAGGACCGCCCAGACGCGCACCTCCATCTGGCTGTAGTCGTACGCCAAGAGCACGCCGTAGCGCCGCAGCCTCGGCTTCACCACCGACCACTTCTGCCTCCCAGCCAACACGTCCAGAAGCAGGCTGACGGCTTCGTCGTCGATCACGCCGTAGCGGCTCACGAACAACCGCTTGACGTCACCGTCTCCCCGGTTGGGGATGTTCTGGAGGTTGGGATCGCTGGAAGCGGCGCGTCCGGTGACGGTGTTGATGAGATGGAACGAGCCGTGCAACCTTCCGTCGTGCGAGAACCCTACGTCATGGACAATCGGCTCGACGTACGTTCCGATCAGCTTGCGGTACAGGCGGAAGTCCTGCACGAGAGTCGCCAACGGACACTGTTCCTCCACGCGGAGGTGGATGAGCGTTTTCCTGTCCGTCGAGCTTTCGTTGTTGTCGGTCTTGTGCAGAGGTTCGTACCCGAAGAACCTCTTGTCGAAAAAGATTTTTCGCAACTGGTGCGAACTGTTCAGACTGAACGTGAATTTCTTTTTCTCTTTCTTGGCGCGCTTTTCCGCGTAGCGGATGAATTTCTCGACTTCCGGGATGGACATTGCCTGGTCCAGGCAACGCTTCGCCCGCAACTCGAATTTCTCTTTGATGACTTCCGCTGCGTCCAGGTCGATTGCCACACCCTCCACCTCCAGGTCCGCGAACGTCTCCTGGACGCGGGGAAGGAAGTGTAGAGCGAGGTCCTCGAAGTCCTCCGATTTTTCGACTTTCTTGCGTAGTTTTCGGTAGACGCGGAGCGTGGCGGCGACGTCGTGCGCGTTGTACTTGGTCGAGTGTTTCAGCGGAATCTGCGTGAAATCGTAGTCCAGGTCCTCCTCGTACCGTGTGATTTCCTCTTTGAAGCCGGTCATTCCCGCCAGTCGTTCCGCCAACGACTCCAGGTTGTGCTTGCCTCGGGATTCGTCCAGCACGTACGACATGAGCATCGTGTCGTGGATTTCCCGATGAATCATCCTCCCGAACTTCGGACAGACGGACTTCAGCAGTGCATTATCGAATTTCTTGTTCTGAGCGACGAAAATCATGTCGTCCGTGCTCAAGAAGTTGCAAATCATTTTCAGCAGCTTCTTGTAGTGGGGACCACGGTCTTTCTTCCCCTCACGGATTTTCCGGTGGTCCAGGACGACGACGTAGACCTTGTTGGGGTTGTTGCTGAAGCCGAACAGCGCGACGGAGGCGTTCTTGCGCGCCGGAGACAAGGTCAGCTTGCCGTTACTGCGTTTATACGAGACGTCGGCTTCGATGTCGTACGCGACCGGCTTCCCCTCCTTGATCATCCTCGCCATCACCGGCGCGACTTCATCCGGCGTGTAGAGAACCTTGTACTTCACCGGCTTGGCGGTTTTCCTTTTCCCGCCCTTCTCGATGAATTTCTTCAGCTTCGTGAACGACTCGAAGTAGTCGGGGAGCAGGTAGTCGTTGCGGGCGATGTACGCCGGGTGGAACTGCGGGATGACCCAGCATTCGTGCCCAGCCACGACTTTCCGCCTCGGTTGCCCCACCGACGCCGACAGGCTGATCGAGGGGTTCTCGCAGAGCGCGTTGTACGCCAGTGCTCCCAGGGCGACGATGTACTTCGGTTTGTAATGCTGAATCTCCGCACCCAGGAACCCGAGGCACGGTCTGGCTTCGGAGATGGTCGGCGTCTTCTGCTTTCCGCTTCCCATCTTCCAAGGCCAGCAGCGTACGACGTTGGTGATGAAGTGCGGAACGTTTATCAGGCCGGACGCCTTTAGCGTGGCTTCGAGAAGCTCACCGGCGCGCCCCACGAAGGCTTTTCCCTTTTCGTCCTCCGTCTCGCCGGGAGCCTCTCCCACGAACATGACCTCGACCGGCTTCCCCTTCGTACGCTTGCGAGGGCGCACGCCGTGCGAGTTGCATTCGTGGTCTATGTTGTCCAGCGTCTTTCCACGCCAGTTTTCGAGGTCGTCTGGGTTGCGGTAGGAGAACTGGTAGAACTTGCACCAGTTGCAACCGAACCCGGAGGCTTTGGCGGGAGCGGTGTACTCGTTCAGAGCTACCGGGTGTTCGTAGATGTCCCCGGTTGGATGGACGAGAGGTACGCGATCAGCTTTGCTACGCTTGCTTGTCTTTGCGGGTTTATCCGCAGCATTTCCTTGTTTCGTTTTTGAATCACGATTCTTCTTTTTCCGGCGCTTAGAATGGTGAACAGCACGCGGTTTTTGTTTCCCCATCGTACGCCTTTCGTATCCTTGCGTCGGTACTTGGTGAAGCCCATGTTCTTGAGCACGAGGTTCAGCCAAAGACCGACGTTCGTGTCTATCGGATTGGTTCCTACTCCGGTCGGTAGGACGTCTTTGTAACCGATTTCCGTCTCGCGTGCCGGATGGACGCGCATGGTCCACCCGTTCACGTTGAACTCCTCGAAGCACTCGACGCGAACCCCGCACGAGAGGCACGGTTCGCCTGGAAACGGACGCCCATAGCACACAGGAAGTGTACGCTCCGAGTCATCCGTTGTCAAGCGTTTTCTTTCTTTTGCCATCTGTCTTATTCAAATTGAATAGACTTCAGTCAACCCAATAGCGCGGCGATATGGCTGGCGAAGGCGTCCTTCTCGGGCTGGAGGGATTCACGGATGCGTTCTCGGTTTTCAGCCGGGTCGCCGGAAGGGAGAAGCACGACGTCAACCTCGGTATCCAACCGGGTGTTCAACAAGTCCTGCATCTTCAGCGCGTCACGCTCCGCGTCGGCATCGAGCAGGATGGTGATTCGCTCGACGGTCGTGCGGTCGAGCAATCTTATTTGTGCGTCACTGATGCTCTTTCCCGTCAACGCCACGGCGTTCGGTCCGGCGGCTATCGCGTCGAGAGGACCTTCCGTGATGACGATGTGCGGGTATTGGATTGCGCGGTCGTAGTTGAACAGGAAGAACCGTCTCCCTGCCTTCGGATTCAGGGACTTCATCGGCGGTCCCAGAACCGCGCGCGTCGTAAAGTACACCGGCATCCCGTGCATGTAGAACGGGAACACGAGAAAACCTCCATACCTCCCACCCGCGCAATACCCCAGTCCGTAGTCGTCTATCTCGTTGTCGGTCACGCCTCGGTAGCGCAAATAGTTGTAGAAAAGGTGGTCGGCTGGACTGGCCGGTGGGAGCGTGAGCCGCACGAACTCCTTCGGAAGACCTATGATTTTCGGTTTTTCCTCGTCTTCGCCTCCCTGCAACCGCTTGATGACTTCCTTGACGTACTTGCTGGAATCGACCTTCGGAGCTTCCTCTACGACTCCGCGTCGCAACGCCAGAGCGGCCGGTGTATAGCCGAGGACGTCACGGACGATGTTGAGGACGTTCCGCGTGCCGAACCAACAGGTGTGGCAGATAGCGGCGTTCTTGTTGAGGTTGACGTGTAGCGTGCCGACGTGATCGGCACCGCGCTTCATGCAGAACGGACAGTGATAATCTATTTCCGTCCCGACTTTCTTCGGCTTACCCAAAGCTGCATCAAGCAACTTCCTGAGTTTCCGTTTTTTCATTTCTTCTTCTTGCGCTTTTTCTTCTTGGCGGAAATCTTTTTCTCGATACTGTCGAATCCTTCCTCGCCCTCTTCCGTCTCGCTTTCCTTCCCGAAGCCGAGCGTGCGGAAAAGCATCTGTTCCCGCACCAGTTCGCACTCGATGATGATGCGGTCGCGGTGGTGTCGGAGAGCCGCGCCGAAGATGCGACAACGGTTCTGTTCGGCTTCCTTCGGCGTCTGGGAGATGGTCCACAACCCATCGACGATTTGGACGATCTCGAACGACTCACCGACGTTTTCCATGCCGACGGTGAGCCGTTTGACGGACTCGCGGTTTGCCTGCGCAGCACTCCAGACGGCGACGTTGTATTCCTTGGCGATGTTGCTGAGTTCCGCGAAGCAAGAAGCCTCGCGTTCACGCCTCTCCCTCGCCCAGCGTTCCGGCTTCATAATGTTCCCGTAATCGACGATGACGACGTCCGGGTGGAAGTCTTCAGCGATCAGCTTGTCCAGATAGGCACGCAGCATGGACGGCGTCATCGAGTTGCGCGGATACCACTTGATGTGCGTGTCTCCCAGGACTACGTGACCGTGGCGCTTGAGGATGTTCACCGTCTTCTTCGGGTTTTCCTCGAACCACTCCGCTCCCTTCCGCGCCATCCGCATGTAGAAGCGGTCCAAGGTCATGTCGCAGTCGTTCTCCAGGGTGAAGAAGGCGACGCGGTGAGCGGGTCCCCATTGCGATACGCACATGGCTCCGTACGCCACGTTCATCAGGATGGTGGACTTACCGATTTTCGGAGCGCCTACGAAGATATTCAGGTGTCCTCTGCGTGCGCCTCCCTCCATCGCCCGGTCGAGGTGCGCCATGCCGGTCGGTATCGGATGATCCAGATTCTTTCGGAGGAAGTACCGTCGAATATGCTGGTGCATGTCACGCATGACGTACACGCCCGGAGACTCGCTGGCTTCGCTTCCCAGCGTCACGGCGTCCCGGACGTCCTGAATCATCTCGTCAAGCTGGTCGTCTGGCGTGTCGTGGATTTTGGTCGCCCAGGTCTGGATGACACGCTTCGTCGCCTGGATGCGGGCGAACGAGATGACCTTCTCCAGCGTCGCCCGCCAGTCTCGGATGTCCTCCGAGAAAATGTCTTCCGCCAGTTGGGGGTTTCCACCGCTCTCGACGAACAACGCCTTCGAGACGAGGCTACGGTTCCCCTTGGTCCAGGCTTCCTTGGCGATGGTAAATGCTTTTTGGTAGCGGTCCTTGTCGAACAGGTAGGGTTGAAGGACTTGGTACGCCGCCACTGCAAACTCGGGGACTCGGCAGAGGCAGGCGAGCACATGTTTCTGGAATGAGCGTCCGAAGGTGTTTTTCATGGAACGAGGACTTTTTCGATTACTGCCAGCAAATCAAGCCAATCCCACGGGGTGTCTTCGGGAGGGCAGATAAGCGAGCTTGCGCCGGCGATAAGCATGTCAACGACGCTGACCGCCGCGACGATGCGGGCTCGCTTGATGCGGATGTTCCATTTGTTCGGATTCCATCTCGGGTACTTCTTTCTCAGGTCGTCTATCAGCTTGAGCGTCTCTTCCGGTCCTATCCGGTCGATGATGATGCCTTCTCCCAGGTTGAACTCAGGCAGATAGAAGTCCGAGAATGCCTTGTTCAGTTCGTCGATGCGTACATTTCTGGTTTTCTCCTTTCCTTTCTCGAACAGGAACCTTTCGTACCGCTCAGCCGCCTTCTTGCCGACGAAGCATCCTGACCGCACGTACGTTCCCATGCGGGCGAAGAAGTCGCCCAGGTAAGCGAACTGCGCCTTGAACCAAATCTTCGGGTCGATGCGTTCTTCTTCACAGAGGTCCAAGGCAGCTTCGATGTTGTCCTTGTCCTCCTGGTAGAAATACCCGTGCGGAATGTACGGCTGTGACAGTCTCAGACACAGCTTACGGGCGTCCGTGTACGTCCACGTTTCAGCCTTCTCGACCTCTTCCTGGTCGAGTTCGTGGATCATCTGTTGGCTAAGCTGGTAGAGGGAAAGCGGGAATGAACGGTCGTGACTTCTACAAGCCGACCTGTAGACGCACCCCTTGCAGATTTCTCCTTCGTCCGGTCCTTTTCCGAAGCATCTAGGAGGATTTTCGCTTGAGATTGGTTTGTGCTCTCTTGGCGATTCGGAGAAGCTCATCCTTATCGTCCACCGTGATTACACGGATTCCTTCCTTCTTGTAGAGCTTGGCGCGCATGGATGCGTGCCGAAGCATGAAGAAGTGCGAGTCGTGGGAGAAGTCCACGATGATCGCATTCTCTTTTCCGGGGGCGTTGCGGAGTACACGCCCGATTCGTTGTTTGATTCCGACCTGTGCTTTTTCTCCCCCGAGCAACAAGAGCGCGTCGGCTTGCGGAAGGTCGATTCCCATGTCCAGGACGGACGTACCGACCATCACGTTCACCTGACGGTTCTTGAACTGCTGGTTGAGACGCTCGCGCTCGACCGCTGGAGTCGAACCTGATACCCGCGCGTAGCTAATCCCTTTTTTCTGTAGGCGCTTGCAGATGGCTCGGAGATGAGCCAAACGACGTACGGAAACGATGACCTGCCTGCCGCCCTTCACGAATGCGGAAATGAGTTTTGCGGCGTACCTGTGATACTTGCGGTTCTTGACGATGCCCTCGGTGTAGGCGTGCCGGTAGTTCTCCGGTTCCGGTGGGATATGATCGACTTTCTCGTAGATGGATGGATCAGCGAGGAAATAGAGAATCGGTTCGGCAAGGAAGCCGTCGTTCACCAGGTCGGCGCTGGTCTTGCGGAAGATGATCGGACCGCAGACGGCTTCCAGGCGTGCGTCTCGTAGTGCGTTGCCGGTCTTGGGAGTACCGCTGAATCCGTAGCGCACTTTCGCCTTGCACGTCATGGCGACCTTGTACCACGTCTCGGCGCCGGTTCCGTGGCACTCGTCGATGATGAGCACGTCCTGTTTGCGGAGGAACTTGTGCAGGGCGGGATTCTTCGGTTCGCGGGCGAATTTCGGCGCGCGCTGTAGGTGGGTCGGGGGGACCCCTTGGATGAGCGTGCTGGGGAGTCCTACGGTTATCTGGCAGTCAAGTTCCTTGCGACCGTCACCGATGCGCCCGACCGAGATGTCGTCGCCTACGAATTTCTTGATTTCGTTGTAGGTCTGGTGGAGAAGTCCTTTTCCGGGTACGAGGATGAGACAGCGTTTGTGGTATTCCCGAGTCAGGAATCCCACCATCAACGCCATGATGAACGTCTTACCGCCGCCCGTACCGATTTCCAGTACGCCGCACCGACGTTCCAGGGCGATGCGTGCAGCGGCAAGCTGATAGCCGCGTGCGGTGTGCTGGTGGCAGTAGTCCTCCGTCAGCTTGGTGAGATTGATGTCGTGGACGGCGTTGTAGATGATGAGGTGGTAGCCGCGCTTTTCGAGTTTGGCGGCGACTTTATCGAGGAATCCCGAAGGAAAACGCTGGCGCTCATAGTCGTAGAAGTCCGTGAACGAGACTTCGTCGTCCCAGCCGTATCCGAAGCGTCCGCGCCTGAAGACAGGCGGATTCTTCACCCGCAGCATGGGGGCGATGACACGGTCTTTGCCGGTCAGGACGTACACGTATCCGCCTTTTATCTTCAGTTCCCAGGACATATTGTCTTACGCTTCTTCGAGTTCGTTCAGCTTTTCTTCCAGCCCGTCGATGTCCAAGACGCAGAAACGGTCGTCAAGGATGCTTGTTATAACACCTCGTACTTCTTCCCACGTAAGGCAACCGTTTCGGCAGCCAGGACGAGAAAGAAGGACGCACTTCCATCCATTCCTGTCCGCGAGTTTTACCAATCTTTTCGCTGAATTTCGTATGATCGAGACGTCGGCTACGCAGGCCCATCCAGGCACGGAGTCCCCTGGTTTGAACTTATCTCGCATGTGCGGGACGACGTTCGACTTGTCATTATTACATTTCCCGAAGGCCGGTTTTACAGGAAAACTCACAATAAAGAAGCCATGCTTATCGTCTCTATAGATTACGCTCGGGACATTTCCTTTTTCACGGATGGCATTTCCAAGATTCTTGGCAATGTTTTTGTACTTCTTTTTCGCCTGTGCAGCAACCCCCCTGCCCATTACTGCCTCACCGTTTGACTTTATGAATCCGTTCGAGGTGACGCAGATCGCGTCGGCGGGGAGACGTTCAACCTCCCCATCTTCGTTCACAACGATGCGGCTGAACAGTTCTCCGAGATACTCTCTCATCTCGTCTATCCTTACGGAAGTCTATTCAGTCTGAATAAGGAAAATGATTTTCTGACAGTGGTTTATTCAATTTGAATAGACTTTGGTCAAGGAACCCTGTCCAGTAGGATTTGAACGTCGTACTTGTCCACCTCTAACCCGGTGCCTTCTTCGCGTTCCATCCGCACCCACGCGCCGCCGTCCTCCGACGTGACTGCGGTGATCTTCACGTCCGGCGAACACGGCGCTCTGGCGCCTATGACTCTGCCGTTTCTCTTGGCGAACTCGGTCCCCAACGGTACGAACACTTCCAGATACTTCCCATCGCAACGGAGCTTGGAAGCGTACTTGATTGCGTAAATCCATGCGACGTCGGTGCTCATCACTTCCTCTTTCTTTCGTACACGATCACCACGTCTCCAGGAACGAGGTACACCGGACCATTCTCCAGTGAAAACTCCACGCTCACCTCGCCGTCCGCGTTCGGTCCTCGGATGATCGCTTCGTCAACACGCTTTCCGACGACGTCTACGATGTCTCCGTAGGTCCTCGGGTAGTACATGTCGAGCGTCACGATCATCCTTTCCTTGGTGAACCGCACGCGGGAAATGTTGGTCGCCAGGTCCACCTTGAACGTCTCTCCAGGAGAGAATAGTTCCTCGTCTTCCTCGTAGTCTTCGCCTTCGTCTCGGGTCATCTCCTCGATGGAGTCCTCGTCAATCGGCCAGGCGTCGATGAACGACACAACCCACTTGTTGAGCGTGAAAGTCCAGTCACGCTCCGCTGCGACCGGATTCACGACGTAGAGCGGACTGTTGGGAAGACGCTCACGGAGACGCTGGACGAACTCTTCCATCGGGAAGACTTCCCGCACCGCTTGCTCCATATCTTTCGGGCCGGACGCTATTTTGATTTTGTCGCGGTCTTCTTGATACGCCAGTCTGACGGCATACCTTACCGCTTCTTCCTTGGCGATAAACGGTCCGATGACTCTTCTCGGGTCTTCTTTCAATACGAACCACGACTTATCCATCGTCGCGTTACTCCCTGAACTCCCGAAGGAGTCTGTGTTCTTGTCCTCGCGGACGCCTGATGATGCGTATTTGCTCTGGTGCGAGTCCTTTCGACACGGCGTCGTGCCATGCCTCGTCGTGCGAATCGAACTTGAACGCGGCAGCTTCCATCTTGTGTCGCAAAATGGAAACAGGTCGCCAACGAGGCACCCAGGCGTACCGCCAGTTCGGATCAGGAGGGATTCTGCCGTCCATCACTCGTCTTCAGGGGTGTTCAAGTCATTCATCACCTTCTCGTTCAGGAATTTCTTCACTGCATCGCGTTCCTTGTCCGAAACGCGCTCTGGCGACGGAATGTGGCGCCAATCCGAGTGAATATACTTCTCCCCCCACTCCCGGAGCATCTTATCCCATGCTTCTTTCGCCTCCTTTGTGTCTATCACGTAGAACGTTTGGTCGTCTGGGTTGCCCTCTCCGTCGTCGAAGGCGGCTTCGTCCATTCTTTCCAACACCCAATCGAGATCGGTGGTATCGAGTAGGTAGCTTATCGGGTCGGGAGGAACGCCGACACCGACGTAAATCGGTTCGTCATCGTGGCACGAACTTACCGCCTCGGTTACGGCTTCCTCTCGTGTGGGAAACGGACCGAAGAACATTCCATCCCCCGACGTTCCCCAGTACCACTCGGAGGCTGACTTGTTACTGTTTTTCTTCTGCATTCTTTCTTCCCGTTTTCTCTCGTCATTGATTGCATGAACAGCCGTCGCGGCTTTCAGGATGGCGTCCCCTATCAGGTCGCGTATCCGCCAACACTCCACGCTGTCTCCAGTGATACGACTTCTCCCGTTTTGAAGGCGCTCACACGCCTCCTTCAGATGAACAATAGCTCTGTCGAAGTCTGTCTCACGCATCGTTTGCCTCCCATTTGTTCGGGGGTGTTCTCTCGTCCGGCGGGAATCCGCCAGGAACGAAGCCCACACCGGGGTCGTCAACGTGGCGGATCAGAACGTTCCCAGGGTCGATCTTCTTCGCCAGGTCGAACGCTTCTTCGGGCGTATCGAATGCGCCCCGTACCAACTCTCGATAGACGACGAGGTACTGGTTCGGGTACGCCCCACGTAGCCGCTCTTGGTTCTCTTTGAACCACTTGACTTCGTCACTCAGCGCCATTTTCTACGGTTCTCCGTCTAAGGATACACCTTTTGGCTTTCTTTTTCTGTTTTTTCGAGGGGCGACGAGTCCTTTTACCAGACGTCGCCTGAATAATAGCTCTTTCCGTGCTTTTGATAGCGCGGACGATAACTTCGAGGACTTCCGGGACGCCCGAGTCTCCGATGGCTCTGAGGGCGGCTCGACGCCATCGAGCCAGTCGGCGGGCATCCCCATCAATTGAAGCACCCAGCGAGGATTTAGAAACCAGTCGCGGTTCCTCCCAGTCATGCTGGGGTTCTCCCGGGCGAGCCGGCCAACGGCAGTCGCCAATCCGTCCCCGGCTTTTGGGGTGATACCCGCCCGGTTTGTGTTTCCAGTGACCGTCGGCGTCGGCCAGTCTCGCAACGATGTAGACCCGTATACGTCGCTGGGACGCGCCAATATGTTCAGCACCCACCACGAGCGGCCAGCAGGTGTAGCCTGCTTCTTCCAGGCCAGCGAGAACGACGTCCGCGCCTCTAGTTCTAAGCGCAGGGACGTTCTCAGCAACCACCCAACGGGGTCGGAGCAGTCGGATAATCCTAAGCATCTCGAACCACAGTCGAGAGCGTGATCCAGCAATACCGGCACCCTTGCCCGCCCCCGAGATGTCTTGGCACGGGAAGCCACCGATAAGGATGTCAACTTTTTCTTGCCCATGCGGCCACTCCATCGTCAGGCCGCCATCCGGGGCGACCGCTCCATACGGGGAAAGATAGCGAATGTCGGTGTAGCAAGGAACACCAGGCCAGTGTTTTCGTAGAGCGTTTTGGCGAAACTCGTTCACTTCGCACTGCCACACTATACGACACCCAGCCCATTCGGCGCCTTTATCGAACACGCCGATACCGGAGAACAAACTGGCTACCCGTACCTTTCCTGGCATTCCTCAGTCGTTGTTTGAACTACAGTTCTTCCCTTTTGTAGATGAGCGAAACCACCGAGGCGACGAACGCGCCGACCACAACCACGAAGTGCGCAATAAACATCCATCGAAGCGTGTCGATGGGAAGCCAGAGAACCTTCATCTGATGGAACGCCAGCGCCATCGCGTTCACGGCAAAAGCTCCTAAGCTGGTCCCGGCGACGGCGGCTCGTACCTTCCGGTTCTTGATCGCCGCGCTCATACCAACCACGATGAAGGTCAGAATCCATCCGGCAGAGAGCGTCACATCCAGCATGACGGATGGATCGGGAATCCAGTTCACCAGAGCCGCAGCTTTCGAGGCATCCATGCCTTTACTCCCTTTCTTTCTTCAAGTCGATTACTTCTGGTTTCTCATCGGGGTCCGGCATGAACCACGGGGCCTTCAAGAACTTCCTGGCCCAGTCAAGGACGACAGTCTCCCACTCACGCTTCGCTTGTTCGGAAAGGACGCTCCACATCATATCATCGCAACCGTCACTCGGCGGAGGAGCTTCCGGTCCACCGTCCTCCGCCATGCCGTGTTCGGCCTCAAATAGCAGGTTCTTCAGATCGCATACCTCCAGGAAATACGGAATCGGGTCTGGATGAACCAGTCGTCCGACTTCGATGGTCCAGTCAATGCTGGGGTCCCAACCGTAATAAAGCGCGTGCTCCAGTGCGCCAGCTATCGCTTCTTTTTTGGTTGGGAACGGCCCGTACCAATCTTCAATTTCCTCGATAGTCCAGTACCAGTATTCCTTCTTCGCCATCACTTCGACCCCTTCTTCTGTTCCTGGAGCCACCTCCACCAGTCGTTGTCCTCCGGTCCCGTCTGACCGTCTTCGTCTAGGTTGCGAAGACGGTCCTCCAGAACCTCTCGTGGGAGAGGCTCAACCGGCGGCGATTCCCAAGACGACGGTGGGGAAGTCCAGAGGGAGTATTTAGTCGACGTCATAGCCATCCAACCTCCGCTCCAGCCGGTCAAGACGCTGCATGATCTGGGAAAGCTGCTCACGCACATCCTCTTCCGGTTCCTCTTCCACTTCTTCGTCTTCCGGCGGTTCTTCTTCCTCCAGCCCGGTGTAAATCAGTTGCTTCCGGTTCGCGTGAAACTCGATGACGTCCGCGACGGTTTTGAGTTCAGGGATGATCGGGGAAGCAAGCGGCCAGAGAACGCACGTCACCGCTTTGAGGATTTCGAGGTCGGCATCGAGGAACATCGGGTTGTTCTCACGCTGGCGCTTTATGCGGTCGCTGATGTTCCCGTAGATGGAGTCGATGTACCGACGCACCTTTCGCGGCGACCAGAGGCGTTTCGTGTTGAGTGGACTCCAGCCCACTGCCGCGTAGTATTCCTCAAGCTCCAGGTCGTGATTTTCACCAGAGAAAATCCTGAAGACGCCCTTGTTGTACGCGCAAATCTAAGCGTAGAGCCCCATGAATACCACCAGCAAGTGCGTCATTACGCGGCGGAAGTATTGCAGCGAAAGGTTCTCGCAACTCCAAATCGCGGTGATGACGTTTGTTATCATAGACGCCCATGTGTCGAAGTCGTATGGGTCGTCGTCGGGAACCGTGACAGCAACCGCGTCTTCTTCCGGGTACTCGACCGCGTTGTCTGAGTTATACCCCGCAATCAGTCCGTTCAAGACGGAGAACCCTGCGCGGTTGAACATAAGGGACTCCGAATCTTTCAGAACGGCGCCCTTTACGCTGCCCCGCCAGAAGCCGTGATGACGCATCATTTTTTCGGCTGGCGCGCCATCGAAAATGACGTACTCATCCCGGAACGACCACCTGAACTTGGTGTAACATTCCTCATCCTCATACGTTTCAGCACACGCCAGGTACGCTCCATAAATTGCAGACACCACGGCGTACGGAAAGTCAATGACCGCGATTGTGCTGTCTTTGGAAAGGCTCTTTTCGTTCCCTGTGCTGATTCCCTTGGCGCGGGTGAGGACTACATCCCTGTAGCGATTGAACTTGCTCACCAGGCGATACCGATTGTCAGGAAGGTTCCGGTGAAGGTTGGGACAGGAACGGAACACGGCTGTCGGGTAGTACATGACGAGCAGCGCCGCTCGTACGACCGCACTGGTCAGTTCTTCGTTCGGGTACGACGAGTCAACGATCACGCCGTAGATAAGTTCTCGCAAGTACGCCTCGATGAAGTCCGGCGTACTCACGACGAACGGATGGAAGTCGGAATCTTTGTGGTTCGGGAACGTTCCGGCTTCCTTCCACGCGATGCTGTTGTGGAGGATTGTGGATACGGTAGATACGTAGAAGTCGTGGGCTTCAAGACTGTTCATGCTTCATCCCTTTCAAGCGTTCAAGGCACAACTCGACGAAGTCCGCAACGCGGTTCACTTCTTCTTGGTTGTAGGCGTAGTCTTCCTCCGTGAGAACGCGCGTACGGCCCTTATCAAAGAAAACAAAGAGAGGATTGCGTGTCAATGAAAATCTTTCCACGTCGGCTTCCACCTGAAGAAGTTCGTCCCGGTCGTAGTACCCGGAGAACATTTCTTTTATGTCGGCCATGAGGAAACGTCGGTCGTACCTCGGGAAATTGATGACAACCGGCGTCAGGGAGACTGTCCGTAGAACCTGCCTCAATAATACCCGGGCCAACTGCTCTCTAACCTCCGGGTAGTAGGTTTTCTTGATGATTCGCAACATGCGTCGCAGGAGGCGCTGAAGAGGTTCGGGGTGGATTGGTTCTTCTTCAAAGGCAATGCGCTTGTTGCGAATCGCGTCACGGATTTGGTCCGGGAACACGATTAGCGTGTTGGAACCGACGTAGAACTTGATGATCATGCCCATCGCCTCGAAGTACCAGGCGGTGAGTTCGATAACGAACTCGGTGGCGTTGGACAGCATGTTTTCGATTTTGTCGTACATATGACTCGTCGTGTTGTAGGAGGTACTTGATGAGGTCGTCTCGCTTCGTACCGGAGGGCGGAGGTCCTTCCCACTTCTTCCACATCACGACTGTCATGTCGGGGAAGGCTAGGATCGGTTGCGTGTGGTGATTGAAGGCGTACCCGTTTGGGTCGCTCCAACCGAGAAACTCCCGCCCCTCATGGTTCGTATAGGTGAACGGCTGGAGGACCTTGAGGACGCAATCGTATTCGTACACCTCGTGGAGAACGCAGAG